ACTGTAAGACAGATGGTTATCAGCTCCCTCCATTCTTCCCCCTTCCCCCTGCTCTTTCCCTATTCCTATAAACCTACAGTGAGTTAAAGAAGGAGCAAGAATTGAGGGATAGAATAGAATTGAAGGATAGAATAGACTAAACTATCGTGGAGCGATTTTTCGGGGGCGCGTTTTTGGCTGACTTAAAAACTTAAAAACTTAATTTCTTGAAAACTTAAAAACTTAAAAACTTAATTAAAAACTGAAGTGGGTGCTAACATTTACCAAAAAGGGGTGATTTTTGTCCCGCCTACAGGGTAGTCAGTCTTATGAGTTAATCCCCTAAAGGGATAGCCCGGATAATGGAAGGTAGAATGGGGGAAGGTAGAAGGTAGAAGGGCAGAATAGAGGAGGAATAGTAGATATAAGCCCTATAATAAGCATAGGGATTGATAGACTATACCCCCATACCAAAAATAAAAAACTTTGTACCCTAAATAATAACGCTAAGACACCCCTTTCTAAAGGACTTACTCTATTTCCCCTCTTAAAAGGGGACTTTCCGAGGTAGTCACTGTCATAATAGAATCTTTCCCCCCTTAGAATGGACTTTTTCCCCTCATTTTCCCGCGCACCTTGCCCCCGTCACTGAAAAAAAAATTAAGTTTTCAAGAAATCAAGAAATTAAGTCGAAACCTCTTGTATCCATCGAGAGTTCCAGTTATACTCATTCCTGGCACTCGAACAACCCTAACTTTATCCTATTCAATCCCCTTATTCTAAAGGAATATATTATGCCTTTCCCTACTGTAAGCCCCTCTGATTCTGCCCTTTCTACTCTCGCAAGCCTCGCCCCGTGTGTAATTTTTACCGGCTCCCTTTATAAAAATGGAAAGCCTGCTGTTCTGATAGAGGGAAAAGTTAAAGACTTTCAAAGAGTTCTATACGAGACTGAAAACAATTTAGTCTTGAGTAAAAAAGAAAGACTAGAAACTACCTGCGCAACACCTCTTTGTCTAAATCCCCTGCATCTAAAAATCAAAAAGAGTAAAGAGCAAATGAAAGCAGAACAAAGAACAAAGAAAGAAAAGGAACTCGAAGACTTTGACTACTCGAGTTTAATTTAATTTAATTCAATCTAATTCAAAGCAATTCAAATTCAAAGGAAAAACAGAATGAAAACTCTAACACTTGAAACAGCCTGCAAGAAAGTGACAAGCCTAGCAAAAGGGAAAGCCCTTGCAATTTGTCCAATAACAGGAATTGCGCAGGAACTTTCTATCCCAGCAATTCCTGAAGTCTACTTCCCTTTTATTCATCCCTTCGCTAATGCCCTAATAGTAGCAAAGGCAATAAAGGTTCCAAACTATATGGAACAACTTCCCCCTTGCATTTTAGCCGGCTGCCTATTAACAGTCTACAGGGATTTGAATTTACTAGGAAAATCCTCCTTGTCAATCAGTGAACAGAATATCCTACTCCAGCAGATAATCCCTACAAAACAAAGAGAGATTCTAGAATTCTTTGCTCAATTCCTAGAATCAGCAGAATTGAAAGAAACGATGGACTTTCCAGCAATTGCCATTGAAGAAAAGGATGACTTAGAAAGGCAGAAAAGTTCAATATCAAGCCTAGTAATGCAGCATTACTTAGACTGCAAGGCAACAAGAGAGATTGAACTGGAAGAAATGGAAGAGATTAAAGAAGCTGATAGAATCTACAGGGAAAGAAAAGCATTTGAGTTAGCCCAATCCAAGGCAAAGAATTCTAGTAAATCCAAATCTAAACTCCTACTTCAGGAAGGCAAGAGTTTATTCAAAGAACTTACAAAAATGGGGATTCTTTCCCCCGCACTAATTGCCTTGTTAAAAGGAATTCTGATTGATGAAGAGACCCTAATCCTGACTGAAGAATCAGTTAAAACTAGAATTTTCCTTGCACTGATTAAAAGGTCTACAAAGGAAGGAAATAGACTGGCAGAGATAGTATCATCCCCTTGCTTTAAGGAATCCAACGGCGGACTGTTTGATGATTTTGAACTCTTTGATTCCCTTGATTCTGAACCTGAATTAAATAATTCTGAACCTGAATTAAATGAATCCGTTGAATTAGTTGAAGACCTTAATTCTGAATTAAATAATTCTGAACCTGAGGATGAAGAACTTGATTCTGAAGACCTTAATTCTAAGGTTGACGAAGTTGAAGTTGACGAAGTCAGTTGATTCCAGTGACAACGTTGAAAGGATAGAATAATGAAAAGCCTAAAAGAGATATTAGACGAAAGAAAAAGACTGCTGGAAGAGAAAAGAATAGGGGGAAGATTAGAACAAGCCACCTCACCTTTAGCAGTAAGACTAAAAGAAACATTCTCTCTCTCAATAGAATTAAACAAAGAGCAGATACTAGCAACAGAACTGGCAAGAAGTGGGAAGAGTTTTTGCTTGGTAGGAGCAGCAGGAACAGGAAAGACTACTGCATTGAGAGAGATAGTAAAGGAAGCAGCAGAATCCTTAGATGGAACTCTAGGAAGTCTAAGGGTACAAGGAACAGGAGAATATGTAGCAGTCCCCCCAATAGCAGTTATTAGCTTCACCAATGTAGCAGCTAATAATAGTAGAAAAGCAATCCATAAAGACCCAAGCCTTGCCGAGCAGCTCAAGTATAACATCACGACAATCCACAATCTGCTAGAATTCGCACCTGTATTCTTTTGGTCTGATACCCTACAAAAAGAGACTATGCGATTCCTACCTAGAAGAGATGCCTTAAATCAGATAGAGATGCAAAGCCTAGTAATAGAAGAAGCCTCAATGGTAGGATTAGACTTATGGGATAAGCTCTATGCAGCAATGCAAGAAGGAACAACGCTTATATTCTTAGGGGACTTAAACCAGCTTCCACCGGTCTTTGGGGATTCTATTCTGTCCTATGCTTTAACAAGATTGCCAGTAATTGAACTGACACAGGTCTATAGACAAGCAGGAGATTCCACAATTCTAAAGAATGCTCACCACATTCTAGCAGGGGAATCCCTAGAATCGGCTCCAGACTTTGCAATTCTACCTTGTGGCACAGTAAACCACACTCAATTAAAGTTAGCCGCTTCATTGTCTGTTACCTTTCCAAAGTGGATAGATTCAGGAATCTATGACCCTGAAGAAGATATGGTACTATGTCCATGGAATAAGAGAGACCTAGGAACTGACGCCATGAATAAGCATATTGCACAAACTCTAGGAGAAAGAAGAGGGGCTGTAGTCTATGAGATTATAGCAGGAATGAACAAGGTCTATCTAGCAGAGGGGGACAAGGTATTCTGCAACAAGAAACAGGGACACATAGTAAAGATTACCCAGAATTCCAGATATTTTGGAGCAACCCCTAAGGCAGCCTCACAGAATCTTACTAGATTTGGGCTATACCAAGCAGCTATAGGGGAAGAAGAATTCCTGCACGAAGAAGACGTAGACTTTTCAAATCTAGACTTAGATGCAATGATAGAAGAAGCAGAGAACAGGGTAGCTGAAGCCTCGCACTTTGTGGATATTAAGATAGATGACACAGGAGAAATAGTTACCTTGACTACAATGGGAGACTACTCGCAGAATAATCTAAGCCTAGGATATTGCTTAACAGTGCATAAGGCTCAAGGTTCAGAATGGAGGAAGGTATTCCTAATTCTTCATAGAGACCACAATGTTTCCTTATGCAGGGAACTCCTTTATACAGCAGTGACAAGGGCGCGGGAAGGCTTTGTTCTAATCAGTAAGCAGGATGTAGTAGAAAGAGCCTTGAAGACGCAAAGAATAAAAGGGAACACTGTTCAAGAAAAGATAGAATACTTCAATAGTGGAGTTGCTCTTAATAATGAAGTACGGATTCTAAAGTAAAAAAAGTTATCCGAAAAATCCAAACGGGGGTAAAATGCAAAAAGTGATAATCAGTTTATTCCTTTCAAATAGAATAACTACCCTAACAGAATGCAGACTATTAGCAAACTGGTTAGATAGTTATAATTATATCTTACCGAAAGACAGGGAAGTGATAGAGGGCTTAGTAGAAAGAATGCTAGAAGTGATTCCCCTAAGCCTCCCTGCTTACAGTAGATGCTATAAGCTATTAGAAGCAACCCAGTGGGTAGAGGTTACCCAAAGCAGAGCAGCTCAACTAGAACTACTCGAACAACTTAAACTTAAAGGAGCAACAGAATGACTAATCAGAATCCTGCAATGATGAAACTCTCGGACTTATATGAGAATCTGAAAGAATACGGGGAAGTCCATGTAACAATCCCAATGGAAGTAGAAGAAAGAATAAGAGTTGGAATAAAGAACAGGAAAGCCAAAGAAGCTAAGGCTGAAGGGATTACTGAGACAGATTCTATCCTAGAATTCGTCTCCGTCCCCTCGCAAAAATTTGAGGACGCTGTAGACCTTATAATCAGACTGAAGGATAAAGGAGTATTTTCAGCCTTTGCCTTCACAATCCCCGAGGGAATCTAGGAATTCTAGTTTTCAATTAAATTCTAATCAAAAAGACAAGGAGATTACAATGGGTAATATAAATGAAGTAGAACAAAAGGCATCTGAATTAAGCCTTCGTATTGCAGCTTTAACTTCATTCGAGGGACTTTCCCTAAGGAGAGAGATGCAGGAGCTAAAGGAAGCCTTACTAAAGAATCCGGCAGCTTGCCTGCTATTGCATGATACAGATATAGGACTGGCAGTTGCAGCCCTTCGCAGAATGGTAGGAATTGCACAAGTAAGTGCCACAGCCCCTAAGACTAGAGCTAAGTCAGCAGGACTTACGAAGAAGATGACACAAGCCGAGCTGAATCTCTTACTAGCCAGTGTATCAGATGATGAACTGTAAAATAGACAAGGAGCCTATTATGAACCCAGCCCAGCTATCTACAAAAGGATACTTACTGCTGTCCTTAGAGTCTCTCAAGGAACTAATTCCTACCTTCGAGGAGCAAGAACTTACAGGAGAACCTCTTAGAAAGAAGCTGAAGAAAGTAGTTCAATTATACAGATTCCCAACTCCTGACAAAAAGAGCATCACCCTAAACATTATTGAAACACAAATTAAGGGCTTGTACAGAATAAATTACACTATACAAAATGGAAAGAAGAATGGGAAGAATGGAAAGATTGGAGAAGGAGAATGGAAAGAAGAATGGGAAGATTGGAGAAGGAGAGTATTATGGACAGTAATGGAAATGAGCTGCTTAAAGACGTAATGTCTGACCTTAAGACTATGGAGCGTGAAGGAAAGGTAAAAATTACAGCTTCCACCAGAGAGAAGCTAAAGAAGCTAGTCCGATGGTCTATGCTTCATTCACTGGATAGAGAGACTTCCTTACTAGAGCTTAGTAAGATACTCAAGAACCGTTTATGCGGGAGAGACTATGATATAGATACTTCAAGGGAAGAAGGAGGTAAAAGTCATGGAACAGTACATTAGACTGTCTCACAGTGCATTAGCTTCCTTCCTGACCTGTGAGAGAATGTTTCAACTGGACAGACTTTTGGAAGGGGCACCCGAGAAGAGGGACTATCCTGCAACAGTCTTTGGGAAAGCCTTTGGTGCTGGAGTGGCAGAGTACATGCTAACTCAAGACAAGGAGATAGCCCTATTCAAAGCCTATCTAGCTTATACCCCAGTCCTAGAAGATGATAAGAGAACAGAAGAAATTCTAATCAACATGCTCCTCGTCGCCTTCCCTAAACTGGACACCTTATTACTGGATTATGAAGTGGCAGTATTCGAGGGGAAGCCTGCTATTGAACTCTCCTTCCGACTTAACTGCACGCCGACTATCTTTTTTGTAGGCTATGTAGATATGATTCTACGCAACAAGTGGACAGGGGTATATGCTATTGTAGAGAATAAGAGCACAGGGATGAACTTACTAGACCTCGACCCTCTCTTTAAGAATAGTGGGCAGGCTTTAGGTTATTCCATTATCCTAGACAGGATTGCAGGAAAAGAGAAGTCAGCCTATGAAGTAATCTACCCAATAGGGCAGCTTAACTCTAAGTCTAATGGAGGATTTTCCCCTAACTTCATTATAAAGACTTTCAACAAGACCTTGAAGGACAGGCTTAATTGGTTTATTACCCTTAAGATGGACATACAGCGACTAGAACAGATGCAAGCCTTGTCCGTATTCCCTATGCGAGGTAATAACTGCTTACAGTATATGAGACCTTGCAAACACTTCGGAACCTGTGGAATGCAGGGACTGGATAAACCCAAGGAGCTTCCACCTGACCTAACAGAATATCAATTCACCTACTCCTTAGACGAGCTGGTTGCAGAGTACCTAGAAAGGATGGAATAATATGAGTGCTACATTGAAGAAGACAGACAAGGAAGTAAGGAAGAAGATGAAGGTTGCGCTCTCCTTATATCTCAATACAAGGGATGAAGCCCTCACTTCAGAAGATATACTGGAACTAATGATAAAAGCCTTCTATAAAGGAAGAGACCAAGAAGTCCTGCATATCAAATACAAGAATTAAAAACTATCCCTACAGAAAGGAAAGTAGAATGAACTTAACTGACCTAGCCGCGAAAATAAAGAAGTCCCCTATCTCAAGGAGTATCCTAGTATATGGAGCACCGAAGACTGGAAAGACAAGACTGGTAGGAACTGTTGCAGCCCTTCCTTCTGTCAAGCGAGTATTCTGGTTTGATGGAGAGAATGGAGCAGAGACTTTATTGCATATGGGCTTATCAGAAGAAGCCTTGCAAAAAGTAACCCTTTTTCAAATCCCAGATACTAGAGCTGTTCCACGCTTCATAGAGACAGTCTTGAAAGCCTTTACTTCAAAAACTCCTGTATCTATCTGCGATGCGCACGGCAAGGTAGGATGTATAGAATGCCAGAAGGCAGGAGCTGGTTCAGCTGAAATCTTTATACCCTCCCTTACCTCACAGGATGTAGTAGTGGTAGACTCAGGCTCTCAGCTAGGAACTTCAGCTCTAGCCCTTGCTATGATAGAAGCTGGAGCATCCCCAAATGCGAAGCCTTCATGGGATGAATACACTGTTTCTAATGGTGAATTGATAACCATTCTGAATGTCATGCAAGCTGCTGCTACCTGCACTTTCATTCTAATTACTCATTCCCTTCCTATTGAAGAAGAGTATAATAAGGTGAAGAGGGACAGACTGATTCCTCTAATGGGAACTAAAGCCTTGAGTGTTAACGTAGCCAAGTATTTTGGTTCAGTCATTCTAACTGAAGTAAAACTAAAGAAGCACACAGCAGGAAGTTCCTCTACCTATAGGGCAGATGCAGTCACAGGCTCTAGGACAGGAGTATCCCTGGAGACAGAAGGAGCAGTAACATTAGCAACTATTATGGGAGAACTTAATATGAAGACCTAAATCAAAACTTAGACTTAAAACCTATACTTAAAAGCAGACTTAAAAATCAGACTTAAAACTTAAATAAAAGAAAAGGAATTATCATGAATGATACTACATTGTTGGGCTTGGAAGATATGTTGGCCGCTACTCTGGATTCGATAGAAGTAGCTCCAGACTTTGTATCCCCACCAGACGGAGAGTATGAACTGCGCTGCATTTCAGCAAAGGCGGAGACTTACACCTCTAAGGTAGGGAAGAACGGGGCGCGGATTAAGCTGGTCTATGCTATCCAGTCTACTATCAGTACAGTAGCAGGAGAGATGCCTGTTCCAGATGGTAGCCTAATCTCCGAGACTTTTATGTTCACGCCTCAAGGACTGCCCTACTTTGTTACTAGAGCCATTGCTCTGCTGCATGTGTCAGATGTAAAGGGTATCCCAGTAGCGGAGATTCTAGCCGCTCTGGAAGGGGCAGAAGCTAAAGCCCGAGTTACTACTAAGCGTACCCCAAAGGTAGCTTCAGAGCCCAACGGAGCTTTCTACGAGAACTTGAACATTCGAGTAATCTCTTAATAGAGTAACCTGATAGCCTCTAGTAATGGGGGCTATCAGCTTTACCCTAGGAGCTTTTTTACAGCAAGAGCTTTTTTACAGCAGGATAACAGATAAATTAAGGAGATGATAATGGAATATCCAGAAGACCCATGGGACGGTTGCTATGAAGGAAAAGAATTCTTACACGAAGAGGAGAGGCGAGAAGCCATTGACTGCGCAGAGTGGATTAGCCGGGCTCGCACGCTAAAATATGAACTCACGGAAGCCCAAAAGTACGCAGGGACTGCCTTGTATAGAATCAGAGCCTTGAAATCTTTTAGGGATATAAAAGAAGGAGACTTCGGAGGTTGGGTAGAAAGCCCGCAAGCCTTAAGCCAGTCAGGGGACTGCTGGATAAGTAAGGATGCCATAGTAGTAGATAGAGCAACCGTAAAGGAGGATGCCAGAATATCAGATAATGCCATTATAAGCGGGGATGCGACTATCAGTGGGCAGGCTAGAGTAGAGGGAGAAGCTCGCATAGGTGATTATGCAATAGTACGAGGACATGCCCTAGTAGGGCAGTTAGCTGCAGTACGAGGCCATGCCATAGTAGAGGAGGAAGGCTATGTAGGGGGCACCGCTGTAATCAGCGGGAAGGTAATAGTAAGAGGTAGTACCCACATATCTGGTAAAGCCAGAGTGCAGGGACATACGGTTCTATCAGAGGGTATCATAGCAAGGGATGCTCCTCCTACCACAGAAGAGAATCCTAAGGCTCTTACAAAGGATGTTGTGCTAACTAGCCTTTCATCGAAGAATAGTAAGGGGGTGGAATAACACTATGAATACTTTATTAGAAGACCTAAGACTGGAAATACGGAATCTGTCAGCGGATGTATTCAGCATGAAAGACTTACATTCAGGGGAGATTAGAGAGAGGAGGGCTCTTATAAAGAAAATGGCAGAGGATAAAGAACTTGTACGCACAGCCTACAGGGTAGGAAAAGGAGTGGAATACAGATTAAAAGGAGAGGCTCCTTTTGATTCTTCCTTCCCCCTAAGTGTTTGGAAAGGAGTCTATCCTTCCTTATTCAAGATTCCTCCAGTGCAAGTCAAAGGAAGATATAAGCATTTATTAGACATGAGAGGCAAGCAATGAGACTGTTATTGAATTGGTCGAAGAAAGAGCAGCCCTACTTAGGGATGATACAGCATGTAGCCAAGCAACTATGCTTTGAAGTAATAGGTACAAGTTCTGTTCTATCCATAGGGCAACTAATGAATATGGCAGAAGTTGCTAAGTGCAAAGGGGTATTCATGGTAAATGAAGAAACCCTCGCCAATCTAGTTCCTGGCAGCAGTCCTACATTAGATGAATGGCGAGGCTCTAAGTTAGATTATTCTATCCCAATCATCGTGGGGGATTCCCTCGCTAACCTTGCCACTGTACCTTATGCTAAGATGGTAGCAGAGCAGGACTTAGGAAAGTTCCGTACATTGCAACCAGCAGTTCCTTTCAATTACACAGTACTAGAAACTCCAGAATTACAAAGAGAGGCAGAAGAAAGTCTAAGCCACGCCGACCTTATTGCTTATGATATTGAGACAAAGACTATCAACAAGGACGAGGCTAATCTAAAGGCTGGGGATACTATAATTACTTGCTGTTCTTGGACAGGGGTATTTCCAGATGGAAGCCTAAAGACTTACGTGCTCCCTTTTGTAGACTTCCTAGTAGACCACTGGCTATTAGATTCTCAATATGCTGCTGCAATTCAGTTAATGCAGAGAATCAACAAGTTGCCAGTCCCCAAGGTTATGCACAATGGGATGTATGATTCTACCCACTCAATTATCTATAATGCAGAGCCTTATAACTGGGTGCTAGATACTATGGCGATGTGGCACGCAACCTATTCAGAACTTCCCAAAACCCTCGACTTTGTTGCGTCCCTTACACTGCATGACTATTACCAATGGAAGCCTGAAGCTAAGGCTGCATCAGGTAGTAAGGATATAGCTAGATACTGGGCATACAATGCTAAAGATACTTGGACAACCGCGCGGATTTGCCTAGTCCTATTACACAACTCTGCAGCTTATGCAAGGAAGAACTATCAGTCTCAATTCAAACTGGTCTATCCTTCCCTCTACTGTAACTTTGTAGGAATTAAGATAGACCAAGAGAAGCGAAAAGAATTAAGGCTCGCAGAAGAAACTAGGGTGCAGGGTTCTTTAGTAACTCTAAGAACTCTACTGGCTGACCCCGGATACAATCCAGGCTCTCCTAAACAGACTGCTACCTATATCTATGACGTACTGGGTGGAGCTGACCCTAAGATAGGAACAAAGAAGAATTCTGACGGGAAGAAAGTAAAGAAGATTAGAGCTACGGATGAAAAGAATCTGCTCTCCGTAGGGAATCAGCACCCAATCCTACTAAGGGTAGTAAAGGCAATAGTCTCTTATAGGGAAGCTAGTAAAGCTATCTCTACTTATATGGACTTCCTGCAAAAGAATGGAAGACTTCTATATGCCTTGAACCCTTTTGGTGCAGAGACAGGAAGAATGGCTTGTCAGTCATCATCCTTATGGTGTGGGACGCAAGTACAGAATATCCCACCTTATGCCAAGCCCATGCTGGTGGCTGACGAGGGATTCATTATGGCAGAGATAGATAATAGTCAAAGTGAGGCTAGGTGCACAGCCTATCTTGCCCAAGACTGGGTACTAGCAGCAGCTCTAGAAGACCCTAATAAGGACTTCTACACTTCTCTAGGAACCGTGTTCTTTAATATCCCCTATGAGGAGGTAACTCTGGACTTCCGTAATAATGTGTTAAAGAAGATTGTGCATGGAACAAACTACATGATGGGGGCTAAGACCTTTGTGGAGAATGTAGGGGCAGAGACTCTCCTAGAAGCCGCAGATAGACTGGGGGTTCACCTAGCAATGACTCCACAGAGTCTCCAGGAGTTTGCACAGTCCTTGCTAGAAGCCTACCATGTTCCTTTCAATAAGGTTCGAGTATGGTATCAAGAAGTAAAGAATGAGATTGTAGCAACTAAAACTCTAACCAGTCCCTTAGGGCATGTTCGCTGGTTCTTCGGAGACATGCTTAAAAGTCATATGGCATTTAATTCTGCTGTAGCCCATGCCCCGCAGAATCTTTCTGTAAGTATTCTAAACATCGGGCTATGGAAAGTCTGGAAGCTGGTGAAGGAAAGCAACGGGGACTTAGTCCTACTAGGACAGGTGCATGATTCTGTATTATTCCAATATAGGAAAGGAAGGGAAGACCTAAAAGATAAAGTAGTAGATGCAATGCAAAATACGGTATCAGTTAATGGGAGGGTACTTAGAATTCCAACTGTACTTAAACAAGGCAATTCTTGGGGGACTATGAAAAAATGACACAAGCTAATATCTTTACCATACTGGCAGGGCTGCTTGTAGTAATTTGGGCACTTCTGTTAGCTCTTATCTTAATAATTATATACTAATCAAAGAAGGAGAATCAAAATGAATTACGAATTGGAAGAGGAACTAAGAGAACAGGCTCAAGTATTAAGGGAAAGACTGGAAGACCAAGTAGAGTTGCTTTCTCTATTTACAGTAATCCCTTGGGCAGAAGAGCTTAGGCAGAAGAGGCAAAGAGAGCTTCTAGAAACTATTGCAGCCAGCTGTGAAATCTTCTATAAAATTCTACTTAAGGAAGGGGATTCAAAATGAAAGATGAATTAAAGCATCCAATACAGGTACTAAGAGGATGTATAGCCATTAGGAAGGACTTACTTAGAACCCATATAAGCAATACCGGAATGCACGAAACAGACCAGTTAGTGCATAGAGACTTACTGGAAGGGATTATAGATAACTATGAAGCTCTTCTGGAGCTAGTCACACGGGAATCCACAATAGAAGAAGGAGGAGAATCAGAATGAATTATACCTTGAAAGAGGAACTAAGAGACCAAAGAAGGGTCTTGCAAGGAAGAATAGTCACTAAGGTAGACCTACTTAGAATCCATATACGGGTAGCAGGGCTGGAAGAACAGGAGAGACGAAGGCAGGAGAAGCTATTAAGCTCCATCCTCGCAAATTACGACCTTCTCTTAGAACTGTCCGAAGGCACCCCTTTTAGTAAGGGGATTCAAAATGAATGCTAACCCAGAGAAACAAACAAGAACCTTAAAAGAAAACCTGTCCTATCAACTGAGGACACTAACTGGGTACATAGCAGTTATAGGAGCAGAAGAACCAGAGCAGACGCGGCAGAAAGAGCTGCTTAAGGCTACTATAGCATACTGTGACAGCCTTCTTCAACCCTTTATTCAAGAAGGGGAATCAGAATGAAAGATGAACGAAAGAAGAGAATTAAATCTCTACAGGACACCCTAACTGTTCAGGTAGTCTTGCTCCCACTCCGTATAGAATTAGCGGCAGGATTAGGCGAAGCAGAACAGGAGGGACTGGAGAAGTCACTAAAAACTATTAAGGCAGTCTGTGATAAGCTTTTTGCTCTTCTTACTCCTGCCCTTTCTACTCCTACCATTCCTACTAAGTAGAATAATTAAGGTAACTATTGTGGATTTCTTTAGGGAATACTTTGAGTATGTAGGAGAGTCTGAAGCTCCTACTGCTTTTCATAGATGGTGTGCTCTTTCCGTACTAGCTACTACCATAGGGCGAGAGGTATGGATACCCTTTGGGCATAGTCCTATATATCCTAACCAGTACATCTTACTACTAGGAGTTCCTGGTAGTAGGAAGAGTTCTGCCATAGGTATAGCAAAGAAAGTCTTGAGACTATCAGGATATACTGCCTTTGCTAAAGACCGAACTTCTAAAGAAAGATTCTTCTCGGACATGGCACGGACTATAGACTTCGACGAGGAGGGTCTGGACATAGAAGCATTAGTCCTAGACTCTCCTTCAGAGATAACTATAGCCAATGGAGAATTCCTAGACTTCATTGGGCGAGGGGATATGGACTTTCTTACAGCTCTTACTAATCTATGGGACTGCCTCGCAAAATACGAGCACCCCAAACTACATGGAAAGGATGTAATCATTCAAAGACCCACTGTGAATATCCTAGGAGGGGCTACAGTGAAGGGGCTAGGCATGGCTATTCCAGCAGAAGCCTTAGGGACTGGAATTCTATCCAGACTTATGCTAATCCATGCCGATGCCACTACCCGCAAGATAACCTTCCCTCCGCCAGTCCCTGACAGTAAAGCTGATAAACTGGTACAGAGATTAAAGCAAATCAAATCAGACATGAAAGGAGAAATGATTATAGGAGAAGAGACTAGAGAACTATTCGATAGGATGTATAAGAATTGTCCAGGAATCCCAGACGCTAGGTTTGCAGACTATATGGGACGCAGATTTATTCATCTACTAAAACTTTCCATGCTCTTTGCCTTAGCAGACTTAAGAATGGAAATAACCTCAAGGGATGCACTATCTGCGAACACAGTATTAAGCTGCGCCGAACGGGAGATGCCAAAAGGACTAGGAGAATTCGGGCAGAGCAAGTACAGTGATGTAACTAATACCATTGTAGAAACTCTAGGTAAAAGCTCCCTTCCTATTAGCCACGCAGAATTATGGAAGCTGGTATCCAAAGACTTGAATGACGTAAAGGATTTAATAAACATCATGAAGAATCTAATCACCTCAGAGAAGGTACAAGTATTAGAGATAGGAGGGAAGAAAGGCTACATGCCGAAAACCTTGATTGATAAGCACTGGGAGGAGGATTTAATTCTACCTAGTATCCTAGTAGGTGATGAGTTCATATAAGGAGAAGTAAAATGAATAGAAAGCAAATAGGTGGCGACCACTATATGGTATTAGGGGTGCAGCCTTGGAAGGCTATGGAAAGCTGGATGTCCTATGAAGAGTTCACAGGCTACCTAAGGGGGAATGTAATCAAATACCTTGCTAGGAAGAAGGGAAGCCGTGCAGATGGAATACAGGACTTAGAGAAAGCAGAGCACTATCTCTCTAAACTGATTGAAGTCCTTAACAAAGAGGCAACTAAAGAAGGAGAATAGAATGGAAAAGAGCCATGTAGGAATACTTGTAAAAGGGAAGAATGTCACTGACGGGATGGAAGACTTCAATAGACCGAGTCATCCAGACTTCATGACAGCAAAGGAACTAAAGGACATGAAGTTTTCAGGAACTCGGCATAACTCCTTAGTAGATTCCATAGAGATATGGACGACAGGAGACCTTAGAGGAAGTATAGGGGTAGCCGATGCCACAGCCAAGCCGGAACTCCTAGAAGCCCTATATGCACACATTTTTAGTCTAGCAGAAGTCAAACTGGAGAATCCTCGATGAGCCTTAATATAATGATAGACCTAGAAACACTGGGAACTGTGCCAGGGTGCGGGATTATATCCCTTGGTGCAGTATCTTTTGACGAGAAGTATAAATTCTATTCTACAATCAGTAGGTCTAGCTGTTCGAGCTTAGGACTGCATGAAGACCCTGATACTATGGTGTGGTGGAATAGGCAAAGTAAGGAGGCAAAGGAGGAAGCTTTTAGCGGGATTACGCCAATTAAGGGGGCTCTAATGGACTTTGCCCTTTGGTATAGTAGGACAGAATTGGATGCAAGGGACGGAAAAGCCTTTATTTGGAGTAATGGAGCAGACTTCGACCTGCCAATTTTGCGCTATGCCTACAGAGCAGTGGGTCTAACTCCTCCTTGGACAGCCTATAGGGGAAGATGCTACAGGACCTATAAGAATCTTCCAGAGAATAAAGGAATTAAAGGTGAGGAGATTGCAGGAACAAAGCACAATGCCCTAGATGATGCCATCTTTCAGGCTAGGCATATGAATAAACTCATTGCAAATAGGAAAGAGAGGGGAATAGAATGAACCAAGAAGACGTAGAGAAAGAGCTAGGAGAGCTGTGGCTGTGGGTAGAAACTGTCCTCGCAGTAGCAGGTATATTCTTATTCCTGTATTTGGTAGTACTTGGAATAAGAAGCTCGTTATAATAAGAATCCCCACCCTCTAATCAAGGTGGGGATTCTTTTTGCCTTAGTTTAAGTCATTCACCATTTGGTTGAAGGGTGTATCAGGACGGAGCCTGTCTAATACAGTAGTAGTCCCTTCCTGCGAGGATTGGAGAAGAGCAGCATTAACAGCTGCCCTATAGCCGGTAGGAGTACCGTGCCGCCTGAAGTACTCTTCCCCTGCCTGCTCTATATAAAGTTCAGTTAGACTATTATCTAGAGCCCTGCTCTTAATCTTTTGAAGAATAGCCTGCCTGTTATCATAATCAAAAGAGCCATACATAGAATTAAGATGTTCAGCCTCTCGAGCCTTCACTTCTTCAGTAGGTCTTACCCCAAATGCCCTAGAGAGAATACCTAGGGTATCTATATCACCCCCCTTCATTAAAGTATTAGAATCTACAACATTATATTTCTGCGTAATAGATTCCCCTGTTACCAATTCACTCATACGAGCTAGAGGTCTTGATACAGACTGGAGAGAGATAGCCTGTAGGATAGCTGTCCCAGCATTAGTACCCTCGCCGACTTGCTTGCTTATATTCCATGCAGCTACTCCAGCCTGCTTAGCAATAGCAATTAAAGCCAGTGAATCAGAGAGGGCTAGAGGATTGGGTACTCTAGGCTGAATATCACCCCGTGTATAGAAGCCGCCTATTAGCGAGGGTAATCCATACAAGACTACTGAAGCAGCAGGGTCTTTCAAGGCTCTAAACGTTCCTGTCTCTAGGTCATAATGGTCATCAGAGAATTCCTTCCCTATCATTTCAGATACTAAGGAGAAGCCGGGCAAGGAGCTTACCCCAAAGATAGCAGATTGGGTAGTTCCTAGAGCAACCAGAGACGCCCAATCCTTATTCCCTATAGCTCTATATGTATGCTGCGCTGCTGTATGAACATAAGTCTGAAAGAGTCCCAAGGCTGCGCCGAATACCCCCTTAAAGACTGCTGCCTTCTGCGAGGCGTTATAATTACCAACAGATTCGTCCATGAACCTAGAGGCAAAGACACTAGCCCCTTCGTGAGAGATTCCTGGGTAGGCTTTCTTTGCCATAGCATATCCCGTAGAATAGGACAGGGTGCGAACGAAGCCTTCACTATCATCTGCGAAGGAACTTAGTTTAGCAACAAGAGCACTATCAAGGTACCCTTCTATCTTAGAAGTAATAGAAGGGTCTAAAGTTCTTACATGCTTTATAATATCATTCAAGTCCCTCCAGTTAGAATTCAGAATACCTCTTTGTATAGCATCCTGTTTAATAAAAGCTCCTGCTACAGGGTCATTCATTAGACGAACCCCATTTATAATGGTCTCCATTACAGGAGATTTGAACTCTCCATTCAGAGACATCCCTGCGAACTCTTTAGGAAGCTGGCGTTTAATTGCAGCAGAGGTCAGGATAGGAAGGGACATTGCATTCACTGCTCCTGTAGCAAAGCCTAGTACTCTAAGAACAGAGGTAGCTGCAAGGGAAGACATAAGAGCCAGACTGCGAGCCGTACTTGGTGCAGTCCTATGAGAGCTATTAGCAAAGGCTGTCGCGCCTCTTTGTAAGTCTTTATAATAATGAAGTTGCCCGTCAACCATTTCCCAAGAACGTGCTGGATTAACTATTCCTAGCTTCTCCATTTCATCGCTTAGCTTAAGCCAGTCTTTCTCGGAGAACTTCTCTCCTTTCTTTCCTAGTGCAGGCTCAAAGAGTCTGGAGATTTTAGTTAAGATAATATCAGACTTAACCTCCGCCCAGTTTTGACTCGCCTTCCATGTAGCATGTTCTCCTAGGCTATCTCTACCCAAGAGTATATTCCTAACGACAGAGCCACCGTCCTTAACCGCGCGTTTAGCATAGACTAACTCGCCATGTGAAGTCTTATCTCCTCCTCCAGCTTTAGCTATATAAGACATGGCATTCAGATGGTCAGTGATAGGAGCATACTGTAGCTTAACTAGTCTGTCGATTCCCATATCAATCGTGGAATCATAGCCTTGCATTAAGTCTGATAGGAATTTAGAGGTCATATCAATGGTAGGAGACTGCAAACTACCAGTCCTGTGCATAGCAGAGTCTGCCATTCCCATACGAATAGGGTCATGCACATCTGCCAGCTTATTAAAGAGCTCTTGGTCTTGTCCCTTGAATATAATATCAGTATCCAGCTTTTGCCCTTCAGGTAGGCTATTATGAAAGTCGCGGGTAAGTTGCACCAGTTCCTTATCAGTATCTGCTAGGAACATACTAGTTCTTCCTGTGCTTTTCTCGAAGGCATAGGCTACTTCTTTACCTACAGTATTCCTAGGAGGAACCCAGAATCCTGAATCCTCTATTGTACTACGACCTAGGATATTAGCATTAGCATTATGCAGGTGTAATAAGTCACGCCCTGTATTTTGCAGGGATTCTAGGAAAGCCCCTACTTTAGGACTAATTACAGCATAATCCGCGCCGAAATACTTCTGCTCCAGAAAAGGAAGTTCTTGGTCTACATTCCTGGTAGTTAGGTAGGCAGTCCTAGAAGATTTATCGAGGGACAGTACGGCATCAAAGTCTAGGGGCTTCTTATACAGGGAATTAGAGGTATAGAATTTGCCGTCATGATATAGACGCTTTCCTGTAAGAGAAGATAGGAAGTTTAGAGCTGTAGAAGCCTCTATTCTAGCTAAGTCATCCCGAGCAATATCAGCAGCTACTTGAGATAAGGGATTAACTATAGACTGCTTAAAGGAGTTCTGCATTGCAGTAACCCCTTTCCCTAATTCTGTGATGTAGATGCCCGCAGCTCCCATCTTATCTAAGGCAAAGTTAGAGGACTGCCAGAAGGTACTCCCTATCTTAGAACTCATTACTTCAGGTAATGCTTTCTTTAAGAGACCCACAACAGTAGTTCTTCCTTTTGATTCTAGGCTGACACCAATATCCCGCACTAGCTTCGAGGGACTAGCCTGTGTCCAGTAACCTAGAAGAGAGGCATCTATATTGTTCAAGGCAGCTGCATTAAGTTGAGCTTTAATCTGCTGATTCTCTAGCTTCTTCCTATTAGACTTTAACTCCAGTAATCTATTAGAGCTGTGCATAGCAGCCGTTATGCTATCCTCCGAAGTGAACCTATCAAGTCCTTTCATGTCCTGCCCTAAGTATTTGGCTATGTATTCAGGGGGATAGCCTATAGCTTGAAAGTCCCTAGCTGTAGCCATAGAAGTAAATCCCTGGAGTTGATTGAGTTCATCGAAGGATACCTGGGCTGTAGAGGCTGCAACTGGAGTGACTTTAGGAAGTTTAATACTATCCGTTCCCATAGGAGCCTTTATCTCTAGAGTTCCATCCGTTCTCCACGCCATATCTGTAATATCTGATACCCTGAGACTATGGAGTTTAGTCGAGACTGAAGGGTCTAACAGATAAGTAGCTGTACCATTCTTCCTAACCCTAGTTACTTTAGGAAGATAAACAAGTCCTTCAGGAGAAGCCATTATCTCGAGTTTGGCCTTAATAGCCTCAATGGTTGAATCCTGTCCTTTAGGAGTCTTTAGCTCATCTCGTAGCTTTTCCACACTGGATAGATAACTTCTATCTAATCTTTTTCCCCTTAGTAGTTGATTATTTGCTACCTCCTGAGAAACTTCTGGAATAGCCATAGTAATTTTAAGGCTTGACATATCCTTCCCTTCAGCCTCTAGAACCCTTGCCCTAGAAGTGACTGCCTTTAATAAAGGGAAGTCTCCCTTTGAAATAACTATCTTCCCAAGGTCTTCTATCGAAGCCTTCTGCATTCTAAGAAATGCAATAGCATGTTCCCTGTCAAGAGCCGCGCCAGTCAGGGATTCTGAGGTAATTGCAAATTCTTCCCTAGCCTTAACAGAGTAGTCAGCAGCGCGGGATTCCTTGGCTAAAGTCTTAAGAGAACTCTCTACTGAGCCTGTTACAGTGTCAGCAATAGAAGTATACTTAGGGGCTATAGACTTAGGGATAAACTGCTCCCCTGCCAAAGAGAAGGCGGTTTTATCTGGTATGATACCCGCAGCTTCTGCTAAAGGAATAGGAACTGCGCCCTTCTTACCAGTGCCTACTACTTCAGGGATTCTATAGAAAGATATAGAATCGGCTTCGGTTACATTTAATTTAACTATAGCTCCTTGCAGCAGATTCTTCTCCTCTATAGGAAGGAGCTGAATATCCTCCGAGGTCATAGCATTAAAGGCATCTTGCGCAGCAGACTTCTGTAGTACAATCTCTCCCTTTACAGCCTCTTCGATTCTAGGAGAGAGGGTAAAGGAAGGTAATGTTACATCCTTTGCATCTACTAGGATACTCTCTAGTCGAGCAATGTTCTGCGACCTTTCTACTACTTGAGCACCATAGGGAATGTCAGGAGCTACAGGTAATACTCTACTTGTGCGTAGCCCGAAGAGCTTAGAGTCTTCAGCTACATGGACAGCAGCAACCTCGCCGCGAGCTATAATCTGGTTACCTATGCCTAATATCCCGCCACCTAAGGCTAGGTTAGTTAGGAAGTTACTCCCCCAATCTTTTCTATAGTCTTCCATGAAAGGGTGTTCCCACATAGCCAAGTTAGTTGCTACTTCCATAGCTGTAGCATCTGCTATAGCATTAGCTCCTCGTGCCAGATAGTAAGAGCTGGTGGCAGAAGACAGAGCAGAGGATTGAGCCAAACCTTCCTTATAGAGATTCTCTACTTTTGCCAGTCTACTCACACGCCCGGCTTCTGTAAACCAGTTTACTGCCTTACTGCCATCACGCAGCATTGTCATTATCTTAGAGGAAATGCCTATGGGGGCAAAACTGCCCTCGACAAAGGATAAAGAATGGATTGTATCGGAGTGTTCATTGTATACCTCCAAAGCATTCTTATCTATCTTACTTAGAATGTCTGAAGTCTGTGCATCTCCTTTAGTCCCAGGGAGACTATTAAAGATAGATACCCCAGCATCTACTGTAGAGGCAACTAGCCCATGCAGTAGAGTTGAAGGGATTGATAGGCTATCTGCGGCGGCGAGGTTTTGTGTAGCATAGCCTGAAGCCAGAGACTTAAGAGGGTCATAATTTTCTGCCATGGTATTCTCCTTATTCATTAGGTGTAGGTTGTTCATTGTACATGGTACCTAGGGTGCCTACTGCATCATATGCCACAGCAGTTCCTAGCCCAGCATATAGTCCAGCTAGAGAATTCTTTGTTACTAGAGTAGCCCCCATTCCAGCCAGTGTTCCTGCTGTTATGGCTCCCCCTAGATGGCTAGAAGCTGCGTTTAGAATCCTTGATATTATTCCATTAGATTCTGTCTCTTGAATATCCCTTTGGATAGCTAAGGTATCATAGAATCCACCGATAGGGTATTCTGAGGAAGCCTTGGCAGCTCCCACTATCTTAGCTTGCAGAGCATCTAAGGCTGTTGCTTTATCCCTAGGATTATCCATATCGACTATCTGCTGGATTAGGGCATCCTTAGTTACTGGAATTCCTGGGAAGGCTTTCTGCGCTTTTACATAAGCCTGCCCTAGACTACCATGTCCTGCTTTCATGTCACCTGAATCAGAGAGTTGCCCCATGTCTGAATAGAGCTTCTGTTTAGAGGCAAAACTAAGGAGCTTCTTAGCGAAGTTAGTTCGAGCTTCAGTCTGTTGGGCTAGGGCGTCTTTCCCTGTAACAGTCCCTATGTAGGGGGCTAAGGCTGTAGTTAAAGAGTCTTTATCTGTTCTACTCAACCCCATAGCAGGAGCCTGTTCCATAAAGACACTCTTAAAGGCTGCCTTATCTTTAGTCAAGGTTTCTATAGTAGCTACATCGTTGGCTGCCTGCAATCGAATAGACTTTACCCTCTCCGGGTCAAGGTGGATATTATCCCCGTTCTTTGCACTAACTTGAGCCTCAATCAGCAAGGCTCTAGCGGCAGTATTCCCGGCTGTAGAAAGACCTATTAGCCCGTCTGTGTCGCCACTAGAAGCTGCATCTAAGGCTGCCACATTCTTAGGATTCTTAATTAGGACTGCAGCAGAACGATTAAGCTCTTCAGGAGAGGCTGAACCCATATTGAAGGACTTAGCCAGAGTAAGGAGTTTGCCACCATACAGGGCTTGAACCTGTGCCGCCATTTCCGCTGTCTTTCTAAGGTCGGCAGAATCATTGGCTATATTAACTTCTTCTTGCTTAGTAAAGGCTGCTACGCTATTCTTAAGAGAGTTCAGCGCTGGATTAGTAGCTATTGCTACAGCCTGCTCTCGCTGCGCAGCAGATTCTGCACGCTGTAACTGGTCTCTTAATCCTGTTACTAGATTAAGGGCAGAAGCAGGGGGATTAGCGATAGAAGCCAAGGCTCTTTGAGCGTTGTCCAGATTAGCTTGCAGGGAGTCTACTCTAAACTTCCGCCTAACCCCGTTCACTATATCAGCTTCCTGCAAGGCTATTTCTGCTCCTGCCTGCCCTTGGAAAGAATAGAACTTATTAGCCCTGTCTAGCCCAGTAGAAGAGTTTATATCGGCTACAGCTGCGGGAAAGCTAAAACCTCTAGGGGCTGCAGGATTTGATGGGTTTGATGGAACAGAGGAAGCCAAGGGAGCAGAAGGAGCTTGAGAAACTACAATTCCTCCCTTGGCGTCTTTAGAGTATACAACGGAACCTCCTCGGTCTTGTGCCCTTGCATTAAGAGCCTCTATAGAATTACCACTCGGCACGGCCTTCCCTGTGCCCGGGCTTCCTACCACTGGCTGCTTAGTAGAAGTGTCAGGAGCAGAGAAGGAACTAGAGAGAGCCTGTAGAATGTCCTTCTCCCTTCTTCTAGCATTGGCTTCTTTTTGCATGTCATACGATTGCTTCTCTGCTGCTTGGTCTAAAGTCCGCTGCCCTAGCCTGTAGTTTGCAATTGTCTGCAACATATTAGAATAAAAATCACTTCCCATGAGAATCTCCTTAAATTAGTTAAGCCCACCAAGGTCTACCAGAAAGCACCTGTAGCTGGTCTTGGTAGTCCCTGCGTTTCTGCTCGAATTGATTCTGTTGCTGCCTTCTTTCCTCCTCTTTAGCAATTATATCCATTTGGAGCTTTGTAGATTCTAGGGCAGCAGCCGCCTGGTCTGCCTGTAGTTTAGCGTATAGGTCAGAAGAAGCCTTAGATACTTGGGCAGTGTCTCCTAGAATGGCAGCACTTACTGCTCCGTATCTAGCTGCTAAGTCAGCCCCTACTGCTGCTCCTCGTTGAGCAGATTCTGCAAGAGTTTGATTAGCTAAGAGGGCTTGCATAGAGCCTCCTGAAGTCCCTGCAGCTTCTGTAGCCCTCGCTAATTGAGGCAGAATATCCTGCTGGTGCTTAGCTACTTCTAAGTTTACAGCTCCTTGGGCGTCTGCTTTAGCTGCCTGTGGGGAATACTGGGCTAGGGAATCTAGCAGTCTTTTAATTGCCTCGTCAAGAGCTAGTTGTCCTTGTTCTGTAGACTGCCCGCCTTGTGTATTAAAGGGTAATAAAATTGCCATGATTCTTTCCTTTCATTGTGAGTTATCTTCTGCTGCTAATACTACTCCTGAACTCAAGCCCTTGCAAGTCGTAAGTTCCTCGAAGTGTGATGGTATGGTACTTGCCTATATTATTTAGATAGGAAGAAGCCTTCCCTACCGAAGCAAAAGAGAATGCAGTATGTAAGTCAGGGTCTAAGGAGATGCCATCCAGGGAGGTATCAACTTCTACTGTGCCCTTCCCTCCTTGCCTAAAGGTCGCGGCTACTGTATGCAGTTTAGTCATTCCCTCTCGGGTAGCTCCTATCTTTCCCCAGCGCATCCAAGATTCTACCGGATTAGAATCAAAGCTCTTTACTGCTCCTGCCTGTAGAATTCCCCCATCTATTCCTTGCTTTGTATAAGACAGAGAAGTAACTAGAGCATTGATAGGGGTATAGTCAATCAGGGTAGAGTAGGTTGCTTTCAGCTTTCCCCACTTTCCTAACGCCACGTCGAAGACTAGAGCTCCTACATAGGAGGGATAAATCGGCGCGGGTAATCCAGACTGTATTAGAAAGGAAGCTCCTGGAAATGTAATAGAAGTATCTACTGGAAGTGTTGCTATAGGAGGGGTATAGGGCATTCCTCCAGTTGCATAAGTCATGGTAGTCGAGTAGGCAGAGGCTTTTAAGTCATGCACTTCTGCTGTCCACGTTCTTGTAAGACTTAGGCTAGTATCAATAGGAATAAGATAATGAATAGTTATTACTTCATGAATATCATAGCTCTTCCCCTTAATGCTGTTAGTATAGAGGTCAAGGACTCCCCCATTGTGCAGTATATGTAAAGGGTCGCTAGTAGCGTAGTAATCATAACCCAGACTACGGTCCCCACCATGAGGACTAGCCAGCCACTGTTTATTATAGTAGTGATACCCTGTTAGGTCATAGGTATCAGGATTCGAATCCCAGAATGCTTGATACACTCCTTCCAGGGTACTAGCAGTATACTCAGCTACGGGTAGACCACCATAATTTATAGCCGTACCCTTATAGCCAATAACAATCCCTGTATGAAACTGACTATAATAGGTCTTCTCTCTAGTCTCCAGTATATCCCTACCCCCACTGGCTACCATAGTCATCTCACCTTGGGCAAAGTGCGTCCCTGTATCAGTGTAGACAGGCCCTAAGATAGCAGGAGTGCCAGTAACAATATAGTCTCTCCAGATATTTACTATCCCCCCATTAGCCGCTGTAGCATCTGCTACAATCTTAGCTGCTTCTGTACTTGTTGCTACTCCAGCCTTATAGATTTTATCGGTAGTTACTGAGGGTTTATCCCACCAAGCATCTACTCTACGCTGCCTAGCCCTAGCATCTGCCTGCCAGATTCCCTTCTGCTTTTCTGCATCGGCTGCAACATAAGAATCAGGGAAGCCTATTCCACTGTAAGGAACTACATACTTCTCTAAGTCTCCACTAAGTGAGGTGCTCCACCACTGGACTGCATCACTATACAGTTCTGTAGTAGTCATTCCGGCAAAAGCTGTAGGAGGGATATAGGTTACTCCATCCCAAAGAACTCCATTTACCCTAAGAGATAGAGCTGAGGGGTTTATAGTATTAAGCGTAAAGGAAGCCTTGCCGTCAATATAGGCATTATCTAATTGATGAAAGACTAGGTATCTTCCGTTAATAAATTCTAGGTAGACAGGTTGCCGGGATTCTGCTAGTAGGTCATAAACATCGGGCAGAATTCCTATGACCTGCTGCTCCTTAGAAATAATATTATAGGCTCCTATCTTTTTAATGCCTGTATTAGTATAGACATAATGCTCTAGGTCAGTTATTCCAGCTGTTACCATCTTGTCATAATCAATCCCTGCGTTCTCTAGGATAGTGTTAGCTTCCCATAAGGCTGCCCCCTGTACTAGATAATGAACCCCTACTACACTCTTTGTGCAATAGATTATGAAGCCTTGCCCTTGGGCTTTAATGGTAACTATCCTTCCTAGCACTCCATTAAATTGTGCATTTCCTGCTAAAGTGAGAAGAGAGGGAGTAAAATCAGTATGGTCAGAGGCATTAGACCAAGCTATAGAGTTTGCAGAATCCCAGAATCCCAGTCTACCATTGGCGTGGAAGATGCCCATTTGCCCTGCCATATTAAGAAAGGTAGGAGTAAAGGAGGTAAAAGTAAGAGTAGGAGTATAGGATAGAGGGGTGAGCTTCCATACAAGGGAATCTCCTTGCCGATAGAAGTAGACTACGTTAGCTATAACTGCATAGGTGAATTCTGAGTAGGTTCCTGTAGGGGGGACTGTTTGCACTACAGAATGCACCCAAGGTGCTCCAATAGTAGAAGGAAAGCAAGTCCAAATACCATCCTCACAGAGAGCTATCAGAAGGTAAGAATAGTCTGCGAACTGGTAGGATAGAACCCTATCGCAGCGCGCAGCTAGAGGAGCAATGTCCAGCAAAGAGTTAGTGCCAAAGAAGCTCCTATATCCATAAGCAGTAGGAAGGAAGTTTACTCCTTCAAAGGCTAAGATAGGAAGGGTCTTAGTTGGGGTATCTTCTGCTGCCGTGTAGCCTAGATTGCTAGGAAAAGCGTTAGGGTCAATTACTGCATAGCTTTCTGTTACGTCAACTATGTGAGTTCGCGCGGATTGCATTTAGATTCTCCCTATCTGTGAGTCTAGTTTTAAGGAAGCCCATACTTCTAGCTCTTCTATGTAGCAGGTACCAGCAGAAGCTACTCCCATCACAGCTAGTTGGGTTAGGTCGAGCAAGGACACTACTTGGGGTACTCCCCCTCTTAGAAGGAATACTTGAGGATTAGCTGTACCTGAAGCATTCAGTGGGATAGTAGGAACTGCATAGCTTATGTAGCAATCCACAAGAGAAGATAGGCGCAGGAGATTAGTTCCTGTAATCGGGAATGAAGAGAATGTGCCTGTGCTAAAAGGAAAGACTGTGATTCCTAAAGGACGCACTGCATCTAGCGGAATGAATGCCCCTTCAGGGGTAGAGAGGGGATACCTATTTGCTACTGCCATTATAATCTCCTAGTAATCTAATTTCTGCTTGTCTACGGGCTACTAACCCAGGAAGTATTCTACCGCCACCTCGCACCCATTTGGCTAATTCAAGCCTTGCCCTTTGCATGTCCCCTGCATTAACAGCACGGCGCAGGGTTGAACCTTTTAGTCGAGTTACACCTAGATTGTAGGAAAAATCGGCGAGGACTGCTAGAGTAGAATAGGAAACTCTAGGACATAAGGACAGCGACTTAGGAAGGTAAGTAGAGAGTAGGGTGGAGTCTAGTAAGGCTAAGGCTCTCTCCTTTGAAATCTTAGGGTCTGATAACTTAACCCTCGTCCCGTCCTCGTAGTAGGTACTTCCTACTCCTATTGTGGGGATTCCAGCGGGGCATAGGTATGGATAAAGCCGTAGCCCTTCAAACTGCAAGCATAACTGCCTTACAATAGGAAGGGCTAGAGAAATGGTATCAGTGGCCACGATACTTCCTCAGAGTTCTATCACAGAAGAAGAAGCCTAGCATCATAGCCAGTATCCCTGCATCTTCTGCTGTCCAGATAGAAGCTATAAAGACCTGCATAGTCGAGTAGTTATCTAAGGCTACCCAGATAGTACAGAATTTTACTAGAGTAAATAGAATCTGCCACCAGTACATCAGCACGGGGCGGACTGAAGCATTTAGAGCATCAACCCAAGCCACGCCACTAGGCTTGCCCTGTGCCTCGATAGCGGCTATATAAGCTGTGGCATCTGCCTCGCTGATAGTAGCTCCTCGGTGAGCCTCGAGAGTTGCCCTAGTCTCTTCCCCTGTTACTTTGGCAAGGTCAAGATTTTGCGCGGCTCTAGCCTTGTCAATCTCTAGTTGCAGTCTAGTCATCTCTAGTTCATGTGCCCTATCCTTTCCCTCGGAGAATAGTTTTAAGACTTCAGGAATAAAGCGAAGGACTCCTCCAAGTCCTCCTCCTAGCAGTGATAATATAGTAAGTAACATGCTAAACTCCTAAGGGATTAGTGTTTGAAGGCGGGGAAAGAAGCTAGGAAGAGGGCTCCTATGATTACTGCACCTAGGAAGGCTTTCCAGAAGATATTCTGCGCGGCATCGAAAGCATCCAGCAGTCTATCTAGTCTCTTATGAGCAGCATAATGTTCCTCTGAACTAAGATGAAAAGTATCCTCTTGAGACCCTTTTATAGCGTTCACTATCCTGGCAATCTCTTCTTCTGATAATGGATTCCTGCGGCTCTGTTCTATCATCAAAGCCCCCTATTATGCCGGTAGGCAGTCAGAGAATTCCGGTAGAGTGGTTAGGTAAGCATAGAGCTCCACTTCTGCAATCTTTCCTGCGCCATGCGGGCATTCGTATTCAGCAGAAGCCAGCATATCAACTCCGTTCGCTGCGTCTGTAGATAGAGCATAGACTTCTAGAGTTCCCTTTACTACAACATCTTTAGTAATAGTTACAGGCTCTCCTTGCTTGACATACCTATTAACCACACGAACTTCTGCTAATCGCATGTAGGCTGAAGGGATTTGCGCGGTTGCTGATAGGTTACCTGCGCGGATTACTTGATTGAATGTACCTTTTAGTGCCATGATGTTCCCCTTCTAAGTAGAATAATAAAATAACAAACCAATCAACCAATGCGCCAATTAGTACCATCGTAGTAGACAGGAGTTCCAATAGCCCCGCCTCCTGCAACTACTGCACCAAAACTTTGCGTAAGAGCATCTGATACGAAAGCCCTATCTCCTACAACTCCAGCAGGTAGAGTAGCAGCTGTAAAAACACCTGTCCTTACTTTACGAGTGCTAACTACACTACCATCAGCTTCTACTTTAGCGAGCATTACAAGAGGGTCAGATTTATTTCGCCATTCTACGATACTACCTGTTTGCCCAGTCATTCCTACAACTGCCATTGTAGTATCAGAAGCTGAAGTATTATGACTGAAGTTAAAAGCGTCATGGTAAGACCCAGAGTACACATTGCCACCCACCACGAAGGCTTGCACTCTATTGGTAGTGGCATAAGAGACTGGGGCAACGTATCCCATGAGCCAGGCTAAGGAGCCTCCAGAAGCATACTGCATAGAAATTTGCGCTGTAGCTGCTCCTAAGTTATC